TTACAAGTCGCTTATCTTCCGCATTACTAGCTCATACTCTTTCGGGTACGCCAGCTTTATTGCCTTCATGTGCTCGTCAAGCACCTGCATCAGACCGCCGAAAGGAACAGAGCTGGCAGCCGCTACAAAGTCGCTTTGCGGTTCCGTTGCTGTGGAGTACGCCGCCGCATAAGTCGCGGGTGGCAATGCCTGGGTCTGCGTTTCAGGCGCGTGTGCTTCCTCCAGCTCGTCCCGCACGGTGCAGAGGGCGGCAAGCTTGTTGACGCTCTGCCAGCTGGTTTCCTCGCACTTGAGCTTGCGGATGTGCTCATTGATCTCGTCAATGTCCATGCCTGCCGTCCTCCTCTCTTATGCGTTCCTCAGAATGTCTGCCGCGCGTTTGTAAGCGTCTCGCTCTGCGCCGGTGGCGTCCTGCATCATGTCCTCGATGTCAGAGATCATGCGCTCACGGCCATCCGTGCGGGAGTAATGCCCGCGCACATAGTGACGGCCACGGTTGGCGTAGCTGTTGCCCCGGTTGTAACCGTTCCCGGAATCGTGGCCAAAAGTCCCGCGCATGTCAGCTTCCCACTCGCCCGCACGGCTGTACTCGCCGCCCTCGCAGTAGTCCTCGATGCGGTGGATGTCCAGAATGATATCCACGATCTCGCCGATCATCTCGATATCACCCGGAGAACGGCTCTTTTTGTCGGTCAGCTCCATGAGCTCGTCGCACATCTCATCCTTCAGATGATTCAGTTTGTCCAGCATGACTTTATCTCCTTTCTTATGCTACCCGCTCAACGATCAAATTGCTGTTTGCAATGCTGACAGCTTGCGTACTGGTGTTTTTAGCCGCCACGGTCACGCAGCAGCCGCGCGGCACCTCGATGAACGCAGCCACGAAAACGTTGAAGTAATTTTCGACCGCCGCCGGGGTGACAATGGCTGTCGCACTGGTCAGCGGCTCACCGCCGACAGCCAGCGCCACAGAAATGGGACCAACAGTGCCGCCGGTGGGAATGGCGATGTTGCCGCCAAAGCTTACCTTGAAGCAGGCCCTGCACTGCCCGCTGGTCAGGCCGCGCAAGGTCACAAGGCCGCTGCCCTCACGGTGCACAATGCACGCAGGCGCTTTCACTGCGGTCTCGGTCAGGGGAAGGTTTTCACCCGCTGCCACGCTGACGGTGTTAGAATTGCTAAATTCAGCCATTATCCAAAACCTCCTTTTCTGCACAAACAGGCGCATTTACTGCATAAACGGTTTTTAAGATATCCATCCAAGAATTGGATGGATCTGCTTTTTCCGTATCAAGCAGGGTTTTCAAAATGAAAACATAGTTGTTCAATTCCATCATGCTCATTTTGTTCTTATCCATGCTGTACAGATAATCTACAAACTGCTGTTTCAGCTCTGCTACGGTCATTCAAATGCTCCTTTCATAGAAAAACGCCGGGACTTTTGCCCCGGCGCTCTGGTTTGCAAAATCAGCTCAGGGGCTGAACATTTCCCATTTTGGAAAAAGTTGCCGTGATTCGGTTATGCGCAACCGTTGCAGCCGCAACCGGTGCCGCAGTTACCGTACTGGTAGGGTGCGGGTACCTGGAATGCGGGCACAGGGCGGGGGTTGTAGTAGGCCAGCTGACCGCTCATGTAGGCCTTGAGCGTTTCGTTCTGGGCTGCCTGAGATGCCGCAAGCTGTGCTGCGAACAGCTGCTGACCCTGCTCAGCGATCTTTGCGTCCTTTGCCTCGATGCGCTGTGCGGTCAGGGCGTCAAGGATGGCGCGGGCGTTCTGGTTCTGGTTGTCGATGATGTCCCGGGTGGTGTTCTGCACCGTGTTGCGGGTCTCGCAGGACTGGGTGGCCAAATTGTAGTTGACGCCCTGAATGGCAGAGCGGTTCTCGCAGCAGCACTCCTGCTGCTGCATCTGCATGGCAAACAGCTGCTGCATGAACGCCGCCTGCTGGTTTGCACGGCTGATCTCTGCGGACATAAAGCCGTTGTTTACGGTCTGCTGCACGCCGTTGACAAGCTGCGCCTGCTGGTAGAAGCCATCACACATGCCGTTGTTGATACCATCCATCTTGCGCTCGATGTTGGCAAAATCGGAGGTCAGGACGTAGCCGTCAACGACACCGGCACCGGTGTTGCCATTGCCGCCCCAGTTGCCGCCCCAGCCGCCGCAGAAGGCGAACAGGAACAGGATGATGATCCACCATGCGCCATCATTGCCAAAGCCAAAGCCGTTGCCGCCGTTGGTGTTTGCGGGCTGAACAGGCATGGTCAGAACCGCAGAATCGGAAGAAAGAGACATTTTTGTACTCCTTTCGTGTGTTTTGAATGATTTTTATGCTTGAACCGTGGCCACGGTTACGACTTAGTGAGGCAAAAACTGCTGGAACTGCTGCGCCATCGCCTGAAGCTGGTTCAGCTGCTCCTGCGACATCTTGCCTGATTGCAAGAGCTTCTGCACCTCTGCTTTGGGGTCGCCCTGAAAGTTGGCCTTGAACTGCTGGAACTGCTGCATCATCTGTCCGAACTGGCCCATAGGGCCGGACATGGCAGGCATACCGCCGCTCAGAACGTTAAAAAGTGGGTTTGCCATAATTACTTGACCTCCGTTTCAGGCTTTGCGGGCTCTTGCTTTTCCAGCGCCGCACAGCGGGCTGCCAGAGCGTCAAACTCTGCTCGGGTGACAAATTCCCCGCCGGGCTGCTGCGCCGTCTGAGGGGGCATTTTTGCCGCCGTGGTGCGTTCCTTGTAGTCAAAGACGCGGAGAGGCAGCGGCATCCCGCTGGCGTCGGTGCTCTTGATGTAAAAAGCGCTGTTTTCGCTGTCCATCAGCAGTACGCTGTTGCCTGCGGCGACCATATAGGCTTTTGCGCCCTCTTCTCCCTGTACCCAGATGATGGAGGGCGTAGCCTGTGCTGTCTGTGCTGTCGGCTGCTGCATCATGGGAGACTGATAGCCCACTCCCTGCCTGAGTTGAGTGAGGTTGTCTGGCATTGGCTGGCCGTAGTATGTTGGCATCTGATACGCATACGGATTATAAGGCATCGTTTATTCCTCCTTGTACCAGTAGTAGATTGGGCATTCCGCGCCGCTGTCCCAGCTGTCCCACCACACGCCGTCGATGACGGTCAGGACGTGGCCGGAGCAGCCCAGTACATACACGCCGTGCGGGTACTCCCGGGCAAAATCTGCCACGGTGTAACAGGTGGTGCAGTCTGCCTCCACCAAACAGCGCTTGAACCCGCGTTTTTGGAGGTATGCGCCCCATGTGCGGTTGGCGCTGGGCATATCGCCGAGGGCGTAGCCGGTGAGCGCCAGCGCAATATATGCCTGCTCCCAGCTCTGACCGGTGGCCGCAGCTACCGCCCGCACTGCGCAGTCCCCGACGCTGCTCCCGCGCGGGTTTGGATTAAACCTGTGCCACATGGTGCACCCTCCCTTTGCGCCCAGTGTACTTTTTTAAACCGCCGTGAGAGACAACGAACGCACAACGAAGGACAAAAAAGAAAAGCGCCCACACGGCATTACACCGCGTGAGCGCTTGATTTTTGAGAACTATAAATATTTTAGAAAAGCTCTTGACATTTTGTAGCAACAAATATATAATACTTGTAGCGACAGAAAAAGAGAGGTGATTTAGATGTCGCCTAAGACTGGTAGGCCAAAGGTAGAAAACCCAAAAGACACCATGCTCCGCGTCAGACTGGACGAAGGATATTGCAGGAAGTTGGACAAGTGCGCCGAATCCCTGAATATGAGCAAAAGCGAAATCGTGCGTAAGGGAATCGACCTCGTTGAACAGTCCATTAAATAAAAAAATCCCTGCGCTGCTACTTCTTGGCGGTCGTACAGCACAGAGATTCAATCCCAAACTTTTGAGGTTCGGTAAATTTAGTATACCACAGCCTCAAATGTTTTACAAACATTTTTGAGGTATTCTATAATGGAAACACCAAAAATCACGAAGGTGGAGCTTGAACTGGATGCTGTTTCTGGCGAACTCCGAGTAATGCACGACCTACTGAACATCTTTGCCAACTGGTTCGAGGAGACCCACAAGACCGATATGATCAAGCGGGAGCGCACCAGCGAGCTTGTGAGCCAGATTTGGAGAGAAGCCCCGATGTACAGCTCCATGCTGACGGCCTTGTTTGCATCCCTTACCGGGTTGGAAAAGGAAGTAGATGAGGTGATTGAAGCGGAGATCAATAAGGAGAGTGTGGCATGAGTGACATTGTTCTTTCGATTCAGAACGGTGAGCCGGTAGCATCCAGCCGGGATATAGCTGAGAACTTCGGCAAGCGCCACTCTCACGTTTTGGATGGCATTCAGTCCATTATCCACTCAGCCGAAAAATCGGCTCAGTGGTTCTGCGAGTCAGAATACAAAGATGCAAGTGGACGAACGAACAAAATGTACTACATGAATCGTCAGGGGTTCTCCCTTGTTGTGATGGGATTCACCGGCGAAAAAGCCTTAGAGTGGAAAATTAAGTACATTGAAGCCTTTGAGGAAATGGCAAAGCAGTTGACCACGCCCGAACCTGAACCGCCGGAGCTGGCACTTTCCAAAGCGCTGGTCATGGCGCAAGGCATCATTGCGAGGGAACAGGAGCGCTCTAAGCAGCTCGAAAAGGAAAATGCCAAGCTCAAGCCTGCCGCCGAGTACGCCCACAATATGCTTTTGAGTGATGAGACGCTGACCGTGACACAGCTGGCCCAGAACTACGGCATGACTGCACGGAAGCTGAACAGCCTTCTGGCAGAATGGGGTGTACAGCGCAAGGTCAACGACCAGTGGATACTATACAGCAAGTATATCAACAAAGGCTATGTTGTGAGCATCCCGGTGGACGTTGGCGAGAACAAGACCAAGGAAAACACTCGCTGGACACGGACAGGGCAGGCGTTCCTGTACAAGCAGCTCCATGACCACGGTTACAAGACCGTGAAGGAACAGCAGGAAGAAAAGGCCAAAGAGCGCAAGGTGCTCCCCTCCCCCGCTGAACAAACCGCATAAACAGAAAGGCCCCCGATGCTCCAAACGGAACACCGGGGGTTTCTTCTTACTCAAGCACTTTGTCAATGCCTTTCAGCCGGTAGCCTATCGCCGTCCGGCTGTAATGCATCTGTGCTGCAATGTCCGGCAGTGGGAGCCGCTCAACGTACCGCAGTAAGGCTATCTTACGGTCTACCCTCCCAAGCGGTGCGCTTTTAATGGCGGCGATCATCCTCTGTCGGTCAAGTCCTTGCAGCGCAGCGGGCAGCACTACACGAGCCGCCGCCACAGGCAGCACCGAGCCAGAAAGGCTGCGGCAACTGTCCGGCGTTGCGCACCATATTGCCAAGCACGGCAAACTGGTGACAAAACGTCACCAGTTTGTTGACATTGCCGAAATGGTATGTTTTCGTGAGGTCGCGAAAACGTGCGCAGACCATTTTCGTGATGCCACGAAATTGTTCTTGTGCGGCGAGCATCTCGGTGACGTCACCGAGATGCTCGTATGTAATGCTTGCCATAATATCACTCCTTATTGTGAACAATGAGATAACGAATTGCGGAAATTTTGACGATAACGCTATCATCCGGGTTGTTTTGTTGCACACCGCTGAGCGCAACGTATTCGCCATTTATCCACAAAATATTTCCTTCCAACCGCATGAGCCATTTTCCGCTGCCATCGAAATCAGCGGCATGATTATCCAAGTCGATTTCGAGGTAAAAACCATCGTTCTGTTTTGCAAAGTATTTTTGCAGAATAGAAGTGATTTCTTTCGTACTCATGTTTTCGGAATCAGCAATGACTTTGATGTAGTGGTAATGAAACATTTTTTGTCTCCTTACAGTGTAATTTCCTCAGCGTTCGCCTTGTCATCAGCATCCAGCGCATCGTAGTACGCCTGCGCAAGGGCTTCCACCTCTGCGATGTCGTCCTCCGTCAGCAAGCCGCTGTCCAGATGGGTGTACGCCTTGTCCAACCAGTATGCCACATCGCGTCCTGCGGCAATCTCCCGCTTGATGGAGCGCAGGGTCAAATCGTGTCTGGCTTTGGATTTAATTGCCATAGTCAGTCCTCCTTAGGTCATGGACGCTACTGCGTCCTCAATGCGTTTGATGGCGATGTTCACGTCCCTCTGATACCCCAGCTGGATTCCGGCACCGTCACCCGCCTGCACCACCGTGTCAGGGCCGTAAGCGGTGAGGGCTTTGTAGGCGGCAATTTCGTCAGGGGTGAGCGGAGTTTCGATGGGTTCAATCGGAACATATAGATAAGTCGGGTGCGCTGTAAACCAAGCCTTAGCTTCGTCAACTGTAGCAGATTGCCCTTTAGGGTTAAAAAGAGCAGATTTCAACGCAATCACGTCACCAATTCTACTATAATACAAAGAGAAATCGGCAGTGAAATATTTAGACATTTGCACAGAAAATGTGGTGCACAAGCATAGCCAGCCCTTCCCACTCGCCGGTGGCGGTGACGGCAAGGCGGTACACGCCCCGGTTCTTGGTGTAGCCAAAGCGCACCAGCTGCTCATAGCCCGGCACTTTGACGAAGCCATTGGATGCGAGAGATACGCTTAGCTCAATCATAAATTACCCCTTGCTGATGGTAGGCTTCTTTTCTGCCAGTGCCTTTTTCATCATGCTGACGGCCTTTTCGATCACGCTGTCCAGCACTTCATCGGTGATGAAAGGTTTCAGCCAGTCCGGCAGTGCGCCGCGCAGCGCGGCAAAGACCTGTGCCTTTTTCTTTGCACCCTGACCGCTGCCCATGATGCTGTCCTCGGCGATGGTCACAAGCTCCAGCGCCCAGTCCTTGACATACTGCTTGTAGCCCAGCCGGATGGCGCCCACTGCCAGCGCGGCAAAGCCAATGAGCATCAGTACCAGTGCGATGGGTGCGGGGATAAAGTTAAACATTGCTTCCATGATTTGTTACTCCTTTCAGCAGGTAGTTGTTAATATCGGATTTGCTTTTTTGCATACCTTCGCGGTTGTTGCCGGACAGCTGCGAATCCAAAAGATTTTGCACGCCAACGAGTACGAGACGCATTTCTTCATCGAGGCCGTCAAAGCGGCGCAGGTCTCTTGCAAGGGCCTGTGCGTGCTGAAGCTGTCCCTGTTCCAGCACGCCAAGTCTTTTTTCGAGCGTATCCATTCGCTTGTTCTGCGCATCGTCGGGGGCCTGTGCCTTTTTGATGTACTTGTGGATGATGTCCAGCACCTTGTCGATGGTGATGGCTGCGGCGCACAGGCTGCCCAGAATGCCCAGCACCCACAGTAAAGCTTCTTTTTCGGTCATTTACCCTCCCGGAGACGGGTCAGACCCTTCTTGCTGATGATACCCGCATAGTCCTTGTATGCGTGGGACATGTCCACGTTGGTGACTTTGCCCGGAATGGCATCCACAACGCCCGGGATATGCGCCTTGCTGGTGTACTGCCACATGCCAAAGGGCCAGCCGGGAGCGGGCTTCTTCGTGCGGTAGGCAGCCAGCCACACATCGTAGGGCTTCAGCGCCGCGCCGCCCATGTACAGGAAGGTGTTGCCGAACCACAGGCCGGTGTAGAGCAGAGCATACACGCCCCAGCTTTCCACCGTGCTCAGCATGTAGGCCGTCAGGTCGGTCAGCGCGGCCTTGCCAAGCGGCTTCTGCACTTCGTCCTCGATGTCCACGGCCACCGGCAGCTCAAAGCTCCGGCCGGTGAGCAGCTTCTTGAAGTAGGCCAGCTCCTTGTCGGCCTGCTCCCGGTTGACCGCCTTGAAGTAGCCATACACGCCGCAGGGGATGCCCAGCCGCTTGCATTCTGCGTAGTTGCGTGCAAACTGTGGGTCAGTGTAGGGGGCGCTGGGTTTGCCCTTTGCACTGCTGCCCATGGCGCGAATCATTACACCGTCCACCTTCCCGCTTGCCTTGACCTTCTCCCAGTCGATCGTGCCCTGATACCGGGACACGTCCATGATTTCAGCCATAGCGTCCTCCTTACTGCGTGATTTCCTCAAAGCCGCTCTTGATGAGAATTGCCTTGACCTTCTCCTTCAGCAGGCGGGGGCAACGCTCGTACAG